TTTACTAGATCAAGTTCTCCAATTTCAATAGGAGTTTCTGGTAATACTGTGGATGTTGGTCTATCGACGTTCCCAACAATTCAAAGAAGAGGTACTGGTATAAGGGATACTGGGGCACTCTCCAAACTGTTGTTATAAATATCTAAAAAACTAGTAATATGGCAGCAGTCGTAACAGACCAATTTAGAATAGTAAATGCGAGCAATTTCGTAGATTCAGTAGTGTCTGATAACAATTCATACTATGTGTTTTTGAGTCTGGACAATCCCACAACAGTTGGTTTTGGAAGATCTACCGATTGGAATTCTAATACACCAAGTCCAACCGATAATGTCCAATATCTTGGACATTATAGGGATACTACACTATTTGGTAAAAAAATTACAAGTAGTAACATAAGAAGACTTATAAGAAAAATTACTTGGACTTCCAATACTTCTTATGAGATGTATAGACATGATTACAGTATTTCAAATCCAACACCAAATTCAAATACTAGTAGATTGTATGATTCAAATTATTATGTAATTAATAAAGATTATAGAGTTTATATTTGTATTGATAATGGGTCTTCTGGAGAAAATCCAAAAGGAAATAAATCCCAAGATGAACCCACATTTACAGATTTGGAACCATCTGCACCGGGTGTAAGTGGAGATGGGTATATTTGGAAATACCTCTTTTCAGTTTCTCCAAGTGATATTATAAAATTTGATTCAACTGAGTATGTTGTAGTTCCTAATGATTGGGAATCATCAACAGATTCTCAAATTGTTTCTGTTAGAGAGGCAGGAAACTCCAATATAAACTTCAATCAAATTAAGAAAGTATATATTGAGAATGGCGGAAAAACAGGATATAGTTCTGGTAATGTTGATATTCTTGGTGATGGTAGTGGTGCTAGAGTGTCAATTACTGCTACTGGTGGGGTAATAACTTCTGCCGTTGTGACATCTGGTGGAAGTGGGTATACTTGGGGAATAGTTGATCTTGGAAAACTTCAACCATCTGGAAATATTGAAGATCCAGCAGCAAAACTAGTAGTAATTATTCCACCATCTAAAGGACACGGGTATGATATTTACTCAGAATTGGGTACTGATAAAGTATTGATATATACAAGATTTGATGACTCAACCAAAGATTTTCCAACAGATACTCAGTTTTCTCAAGTTGGAATTATAAAAAATCCAACTATTTTTACTTCGGATACTATTATTTTTACAGAAAATCAATATTCATCGCTATATGCAATAAAATTAACCTCAAATTTTGCAGGAACTCCTCCCATTGTTGGAAATAAAATTGAGCAGACAAGAACAGATGGAAAAGTTGCAAAGGGATATGTTGCATCATATGATAGTGAAACTAAAGTTTTAAAATATTTTAGAGACAGATCTTTGTATTTTGGTAATACTCAAAATGAAGTTGATTATAATACAGTTACTGAAAATTCTAAAGTATATGATTTTGAATCATCTGCAAACAATATTACATCATCTGGATCATTTGCAGGATCTATTGATACATCATTTGGAGAAAATAAAATTGTAATTGGAAGTAAAGTTATAAATTTGGGAGTAACTTTTACAGGAGGGATTGCAAATCCGGAGATAAATAAAAAGACAGGAGATATAATTTATATTGATAATAGACCCCTGGTAGAAAGAGACATTAGACAAAAAGAAGACGTTAAAATCATTCTGGAATTTTAAAAAAAATGGCACAAAAAACAAATTTAAACATCAGTCCATATTATGATGATTTTGATTCCGAAAAAAATTTTTATAAGGTATTATTTAATCCAGGGCGTCCTATTCAAGCAAGAGAATTAACTACTTTACAATCAATTCTGCAAAATCAAATAGAATCATTTGGCAGTCATATATTTAAAGAAGGATCGATGGTGATCCCAGGTAATATTGCATATGATGGACAATTCTATGCAGTAAAACTTAATTCAAGTAATTTTGGAATTGATATTTCACTCTATATTGACAAATTTATAGGCAAAAAAATAATTGGGCAAATATCAGGTACAACAGCACTTATACAATATGTAACCTTACCTGATAATATAAATGTTGACCAATTAACAATATATGTAAAATACTTAGATTCTGATAACAATTTCGTATTTAATCAATTTCAGGATAGTGAAACCTTAATTGCAGAAGAAAATATAATATATGGAAATACTACAATTAATGCGGGAACTCCTTTTGCATCCACAGTTTCACTAAATGCCACTTCAATAGGATCCGCAGCTTCTATTGGTGATGGTATTTATTTTATTAGAGGTTATTTTGTAAATGTATCTAAACAAACTATAATTTTAGACAATTATACCAATACACCATCATATAGAGTCGGATTAAAAATTGATGAATTGCTTGTCGCTTCAAAGGACGACAAATCTCTATTTGATAATGCAAAGGGATTTACAAATTATGCAGCGCCTGGTGCTGATAGGTTACAAATCAATTTAACCCTAACAAAAAAATTAATAACTGATCTTAATGATACAGATTTTGTTGAACTATTAAGAGTTCAAGATGGAAAAATTAAAAAAATAGAATCGAAAACCAATTATAATATAATTCGGGATTACCTTGCCGATAGAACATATGATGAATCCGGGAATTATGCAGTAACGCCATTTAGTGTATCCATTCACAATTCATTAAATAACAGATTAGGTAGTAACGGATTATTTTTTGATAATGAAACTACAGATCAAAATAATGTTCCATCAGATACTTTAATGGGTATCAAAATATCGCCAGGTAAAGCATATGTAAAAGGATATGATGTAGATAAAACATCAACAACAATTATTGATGTTGAAAAACCACGAGACACTAAAATAGTATCTACAATCAATATTCCTTTTGAAATGGGAAATATTTTAAGAGTTAATACTGTATCCGGAGCTCCAAAACAAAGGGAAAAGATAGAATTATATAATCAATTAAATGGTGGAGGAGATATTATTGGATATGCTAGAGTATACAATCTTAGTCTAACTGATGCCGCATATAGTCAAAATTTATCAAAATGGGATTTGTGTTTATATGATATACAAACTTATACAAAATTAATTTTAAATAAAAATATATCAAGTGCAGAACTTCCAAAATCATCTTTTGTAAAAGGTAAGAGTAGTGGTGCCAGTGGTTATGCGATTGCAAACGGAGGATCATCAGCAACAATTCAATTGAGTCAAACTTCGGGCAAATTTTCTCAAGGAGAACAATTGATAATAAATGGTGTAGATTCTTCTACGTCTATTAAATCAATCACATCATATGGAACTCAAAATATAAAATCAGTAAAACAAACTACTGCCATCTCCGGACTTTCCGTAGATTTTAATGCAAATGCTTTTCTTGAAAGATTTAATTTTCAAAATAATGTAAGCAAAGTAACTATTTCTGGTAGCAATGTAACTTCTGCTGGAAATGTATTCAGCGGTGTAAAAGAAAATACCATTATCAGATATCAAAAACAGGGTTCTTCAGTAGAAACATTTAATAGAATAACATCAGTTTCTGCTGATGGATTATCAATGACTATTGCAGGAATTACTTCTGTTTCTGGAATTTTTGATGGTGGTATACCTGGAAGTATAATTGAACCAAATATTCAAATTGGGGCCCCAATTATAAGAAATGAGTCTACAGGATACTTATACGCAGAACTTCCAGATTCAAATATATCTTCAGTAAATCTTTCAGATTCTTTATTGACCATTTCTACACAAATTTTTGGCAAAACAATATCTGGTGGACAATTATCTCTCAATTCTTCAGATATTACTGGAATTTCCAGTTCATTTTTTGCCTCATTTGATGAAGAAAGATATTCTGTTCATTATTCTGGGGGAGGAATTGGTACAGTAACTCAAGATTCTTTTAGACTTAATTCAAATGTAGTTACTATTGGGGGATTGATTAATGGTAGTAATGTTACAATAAATGCAACGTTAATTAAAAATGGAATCCAAAGTAAAAAAAAGGAATATAATAGAAGTAAAATACTGAATGTTCAATTTTCAAAATATCCAGAATCTGGAAGTTCTGGCAATTCTTCAATCAATGATGGACTTACATATAATCAATTTTATGGATTAAGAGTTCAGGATGAAGAGATAAGTTTGAATTATCCTGATGTATGTAAAGTTTTAGCAGTTTATGAATCTTTTGATGCATCATCAGTATCAATAGATACAGTTAGTTTCACATCTAGCGCAGCTGTTAGTACTAATGCAATAATTGGTGAGAATATAATTGGAAATAGTAGCAAAGCAATTGCAAGGGTTGTTTCCAAACCATCTACACATGTTTTAGGAATTGTTTACTTAAATACGGAAAGATTTTTTGGTGGAGAAACAGTAAAATTTGAAGAATCTAATATAATTGTTGAGATTGAATCAATTACTCCAGGTAATTATAAGGATATTACATATTCGTATCAATTGGATAAGGGGCAAAGAGATCAATATTATGATTATTCCAGATTGTCTAGAAACAAAAATACACCAGAACCTTCCAAAAAACTATTAGTAGTATTTGACCATTATTCAGTACCATCTAATGATAACGGCGATGTATTTACTGTTTTGAGTTATGACCAAGAAAGATTTTCAAATGATATTCCAACAATTGGACCTAGAAGCATAAGGGCCTCTGATACATTAGATTTTAGGCCAAGAGTATCTATTTTTACTGATACAAATAAATCTCCATTTGATTTTGATTCAAGATCGTTTAATTCAGATCCAAAAGTTATTTTATCATCACATGAAAGTTCATTGATTGGATATGATTATTATTTGCCAAGAGTGGATAAATTATATCTTGATAAATTTGGAACTTTTATTTTAGAAAAGGGTATATCGTCAAAAAACCCTAAAGTTCCAAGCAAAAAAGGCGATGTGATGGATATTGCAACCATTACATTGCCACCATATTTGTATAATCCTTCAGATGCTGTTGTTACACCAATTGATAATAGAAGATATACTATGAGAGATATTGGAGTAATTCAAGAAAGAGTTTCTAATTTAGAAAGAGTTACTTCACTATCATTACTTGAAGTAAACACACAGACACTTCAAATTCAAGATTCTGATGGAAGAAATAGATTCAAAACTGGATTTTTTGTTGATGACTTTAAAGATTACACATCAACTAATAGAAAATTATCATCAATCCAAATCAATAATCAATCCAATGAATTAATTCCTATTATTAGTAGAAATTCTTTAAAATCACAACTTGCACCAGCAACTATAATTAATGATAATGAATTTGATTTATCAATTGATTATGATTTACTTGATCCAAATGTACAAAAAACTGGAAATGCAGTAACTTTAAAATATAATTCTGTAGGTTGGATTGAACAACCTTTTGCAACAAGAGTTGAGAATGTTAATCCATTTAATGTTATTGTCTATACTGGAGATATTAAATTAGATCCTGATAGAGATCAATGGATTAGAACCATACAACTTCCAGATAAGCATGTATCGAATACGATAGCAATGCCTTCGATAAATATCACAAATAATGTTTCAAATAATGTAGTTACTACAAGTAATAGTTTTACTAATACCACAACTGAAAGAGTAATTTATGGCATGGGAAATTGGGAGGATACTAGCACCAGTGATCCAACATATTCACTATCAAGTACATCTTCATCTTCAACTTCATCAAATACTAAAAAAACTGGCACTATATCAGACTATGATACCACAATTCAAAATATAAAAATATCTTCAGCAGAAGAGAAGTTTATAAGATCTACAAATATTGGATTTTCAGTAACAAATCTCAAACCATCCACACAATTTTATCTATTTTTTGATTCAAACAGTGCGGTCGATTTTGTTCCAAAATTAGTAGAAATTTCAAACGATACTACATTGGCAAATTATGGTTCTTCTGGATCATTTATTGTTGGCGAAGAAGTTATTGGTACTAGTAATGGACAGAATTTAATT